TGCTATCTATGTTGTGGGTGTACCTGTTTAGGTTTACCGCACAGGGTCGCCCGGTGGCAGCCCCACCAATACCCAGTGCACCCATCAGTTGGCGCAGAACTAAGTCATTCTGTTGCTGTATACCCCGACTTGCGAATAATAATAATGATGGTCAGGCTCAACCTTTAACTGAAGCCTCTGTGGAACGTGAGGAGATCACCACGTTCCATGAAGATAAAATAGCGGAAAAGGCCTCTGTTAGCAATTATGTTAACATTGGCAATAATTTGTTAGATTCCGCAATTGATCAGAGAGTCCATGATATAAAGGACTTTCTTCGACGGCCCGTGCTGTGTTGGACGGGCTCGTGGTCGGCTAGTTCCTTGGTCGCCCAGCCACTTGTTTCTATGGCTTTCCCTAGTACTTGTATTGCTAAAAGTTCTTACAAGGAGAAGATGAGGGGTTTCTATGGATTTAGGGCTAAGATGGTCATTCGGGTACAGTTGAATGGCCAGCGTTTCCAGCAGGGCAGAATGCTATTGCATTATTTGCCAGAAACTGCGGAGATGCAGCCACACCGCAAATTTACGGCTATGGCTCATCTGAGTATGATAACACAGCAACCGCGTATGGATATTGATGTGGCTGTCGATACTGAGGTCATTATGGAAATTCCCTACGTTAGCAACCAGTTATACTCTAGTTTAATTGATGATACCAATGATTACGGTACTTTTTACCTGACCCCGTACACCGCATTGAAGGTGGGATCGGGGGCCGCATCGGTTCAGATGAGCGTGTGGTGCCATTTTGAGGATGTTGAGATTGTATATCCCACTGTTCCTGGTTTGGTTACTCAATCTGGTATACGTAGGAAGAAGGCCCGTGGAGGAGCTAGCATTGGTGCGGTTGACGTTACAGACCAGGAATTGAATTCAACTGGTCTTGGGCCCATTTCAGGTTTGGCTACAAGGGTATCGAATGCAGCTGGGATTCTGAGCGAAATACCTCTGATCTCAGCTTTTACTGCCCCAGTTTCTTGGGCAAGTAATATCGTCGCTCGTTCCGCCTTGGCCCTAGGTTATTCTAAGCCTAGTTTTGAAGGGACTTTTGGACGTGGTGTGCCGACGGCTTTCCCAAATATGCATAGTGTGGATGGTATTGACAACTCTACTAAGTTGGCATTGACTTCAGATAATAAAGTCGAAATGTTACCCGGATTCGCTGGTACGGATATTGATGAGCTGGCTTTCTCCCACATATTGCAGATACCTTCAT